CGGGCGGGCCGAGGCATTGTTGATTGCTGAATGGGCACGGAGGAACGCATGAAGCCAGAAGAAGCTGCACAGGTCATTCGGGAGAAGGCGCCCGCATACGGTGAGGCCAAGGCCCAGCGGGTCTACCTTGAGGAGTACCGCAAGACCAAAAAGGCCATGTTGATGAAGGAAGCCCTCAAGCTGGGGGTGGAGGCCGCCAACGCTCAAGAGCGCGAGGCATACGCTGACCCTGCCTACCACCAAGTTCTCAAGGGGCTGGCCGTGGCGATTGAGGCAGAGGAGACCCTGAAGTGGGAGATGGAGTCTGCTCGGCTGGACATCGAAATCTGGCGAAGCCGTGAGGCCACCAACCGAACCCAAGACAGGGCGCACCAATGATCCCGAAACACCCTTACGTCCGCAGCAAAAAGCTGCTGCGCCTGGTCGCCAGCCTGGACTGCCAAATATGCGGGTCTGGTGTCTGCGTCCAAGCAGCCCACACAAACTGGGGCGGCGGCAAGGGCAGGGGCATCAAAGCCGATGACAACCTGACCGCGGCGCTGTGCATGAGCTGTCATTACGACATTGACCAAGGCGCCAAGTGGTCGAAGGCCGAGCGGCAGTTGGCGTGGAAGGTTGCCCACTACAAGACCGTCCAAGCCCTGACCGACAGCGGCCAGTGGCCCGCAGAAGTGCCCGTTCCTGTCATAGAATAGAGGCGCTGACATCCGCAGTTGCCAGCTTTGGGAGCCAAGGCTCCCTTTTTTTGGCCTAAATCCGCCCAGCCGTCAAATAAACAGTTTACACTTTGGGAATGAAAAGGCGACCAAACCTCTCCCAAGACATCCTTGACCTGCTGGAGCGCCAGCCGAACATGACTCAGGCGCAAATTGCCATCGAGTTGAAGGCCAAGCCCCATTCGGTCAAAGCCGTCCTGTGGAAGCTGACACAATGCCAAGGCAAAATATCAGCGACAAAAAGCGCCAAGGCCGCTACAATGACAGGGCCAAAAGTGGTCAATGTGTATTGCTTGTGTGAAGGACAACCCGCATGAAAGACATCGAAGCGTTTTCTCTGGCGCTGCTGAACTCTGCGACTTGCGCGCACCTTCAGCATTGGCAGACGAAAAGCTATTCCGCGCACAAAGCCTTGGGCAAATACTACAAGGCCATCCCTGACTTGGTTGACCGCCTTGTCGAGTCGTACATGGGCCGCCACGGTCTGGTGGGCGAGTTTGAGGAGGAGTTTGAGATCGAGAAAGACCCGATCCGCTACTTCAAAGCCCTGCAAAAGTACGTTGACCAAAACCGCGGCCACCTTCCCAAAGATTCTGAGATTCAGAATACCATCGACGAGATTCTTGACCTCATCGATTCCACGCTTTACAAACTGCAAAACCTCTCTTGAAAGGAACCATCATGCCAAACAAATTTGCTGTCCCCTCGCACTGCAACGACAAAGCTGGCCGCAAAGAACCCCTGAAAAACGGCGTGAGCCAAATGGGTAAGAACAAGCCTATGGGTGAAAAGATGGCCATGAAGGGCCGTGACACCAAGATGGGCACGAACAACTCTGGCGAGATTTACCAGAAATGAATAACTGCGGAAACTGCCGGTTCTTCCAAGGTACGCAATTCGGCCATTGCCGGCGATACCCTGAATCGGTGACCAAGCAGATCGGGATGTGGTGTGGTGAGCATCAGCCCGTAAAGACCGAGCCCACAGAGGCCGAGCCAAAACAAAGGAAAAAACGTGAACCTGCGACCCCTACGTGACAAGATCATTGTCCGCCCCATTGAACGAGTGAAAAGCGAAATCCTCCATGTGATCATGGCGGAGTTGCCCAACACTGGTGAGGTGGTGGCGGTGGGGCCAGGTGAGCGCAACGACGAGAACCGTCTGATCCCGAACCCAATTGAGGTCGGCCAGCGCATTCGTTTCGGCACGATGGAGGAGTATTTGTCCTTCCCCCGTGTGACCAGCGAAGGTGAAGAATTCATCGTCATGAGTTGGAAGGACGTTTGCTTCATCGAGGTTGACGATGCCCAAGTCCACTAACAAACCGATCCCGAAAGTCACCACGGGCAAAGGCAAGACCTACAACCCGACAGACAAGGGCGCTGGCATGACCGCCAAAGGTCGTGCAGAATACAACGCCAAGAACAACAGCAACCTGAAGCCACCAGCCCCGAACCCCAAGACGAAGGCAGACGCTGGCCGTAAGGCATCGTTTTGCGCTCGGATGTCTGGGATGCCAGGGCCGATGAAGGACGAGAAGGGCCGTCCAACGCGCAAGGCTGCATCTTTGAAGAACTGGAACTGCTGATGCCGCTACTCAAAGACGTTGGAAAGAAAGCATTTGACAGGAATGTCAAAGCCGAGATCAGCGCCGGCAAGCCGCCCAAGCAAGCCGTGGCAATTGCTTACGCGGTCAAACGCGAGGCCGCCAAAAAGAAGAAGGGCCACAACGCCTTGAAGGACATTGGCCGCTGACGGTAAAAACTGTTAACATCAAGGTTCTGGAACTTATAGGTGGAACCTTATATGGCCGAAAAATCTCACGGTGCAAGCCGCATCGAGCGTATTGGGGTGGAAGCGTTACTGCCCTACGCAAAGAACTCCCGCACACATTCTGACGAGCAAGTTGCTCAAATCGCCGCAAGCATCAAAGAGTTCGGGTTCAACAACCCAATCCTGATCGACAAAGACAACACCATCATCGCCGGCCACGGCCGCCTTTTGGCTGCTCGACGCGCTGGCATGGAGGAAGTCCCCTGTATTCGACTGGACCACCTGACCGAGACCCAGCGCAAGGCATACGTGATTGCCGACAACCGCTTGGCCTTGAACGCCGGCTGGGACAACGAAATGCTGACCATTGAGCTGAACGAGCTTTTGGAGGACGATTTCGCGCTGGACATCCTTGGCTTTGACGAGAAAGAGCTGAAAGCGCTGCTCGACCCAATACAGGCAACCGAAGGCTTAACGGACGAGGACGCTGTACCAGAGGCGCCAGAGGAGCCAAAGACCAAGCCTGGTGACATTTGGATCATGGGCCGGCATCGTTTGATGTGTGGCGACAGCACCAGTATTGACGCGGTGGAAAAGCTGATGGATGGCAATGCGGTGGACATGGTATTTACCGACCCGCCCTACAACGTGGCTTTTAATGGTCGTTCAGGCAAGCATGACGTTATCAAAAACGACAATTTGCCAGACGCGGAATTTGAGAACTTTATTTCAGAAGTTTGCAATACCATACGAGCCGTAAATCCAAAGGTTTATTACATTTGGTGCAACTGGAACTTTTACGGTGTTTTGCAAGGCAAGCTGGATTACAAAACCTGTATTGTTTGGGCTAAAAATGTCTTTGGCATGGGCAATGGCTATCGACACCAGCATGAGTTTTGCTTGTTTAACGGCAACATTGATCAAGAGATCAAAAACGAAAGTGATTTGTGGAGCATTAAAAAAGACACAAACTACGTTCATCCCACGCAAAAACCCGTTGCCTTATCAGTCAGGGCTTTTGGCAATCATGTAAAGCTGCTTAACGTGTTGGATTTGTTTGGTGGTAGTGGCAGCACTTTGATTGGAGCAGAACAAACAGGCCGAAATGCTTATGTCATGGAGCTTGACCCCAAGTATTGCGACGTGATCGTCAAGCGATGGGAAGAATTTACTGGTAAAACGGCTCAATTGGCCGCTAAATCGGAGTTATAAAGTGTCACAAGGTCGCCCCCCACATCAGCCAACGGAGCAAACGCGCATCCAAGTTAAGACCTTGGCGGCTGTTGGCATCCGCCACGAGGACATTGCCATCAAGCTCGGCATTTGCGCCGACACCCTGACCAAGTATTACCGGCAAGAGCTGGACGAGGGCAGAATTGACGCCAACTCGCAGATTGGCAAATCACTGTATGAGCAAGCCAAGTCGGGCAACACCACGGCCATGATCTTTTGGCTCAAAACCCGTGCTGGCTGGAAAGAAACGCAGGTCAATGAATTGGTGGGCGCAAACGGCACGCCTCTGTTGACCGGCATCCAAGTTTCGTTTGTCGATTCCAAAGATGGACAGTGAAGTCGCCAGCGCCATTGGTAAGGCCGAGTTCCCCACAAAGCTGCGGTGCTTGTTTGAGCCGAAGCGTTACAAAGTCTTGTTTGGTGGCCGCGGCGGAGCAAAGTCGTGGGGCGTGGCTCGGGCGCTGTTGATCCTTGGCGCCAAGTCGCAAATCCGCATCCTTTGCGCCCGTGAGTTCCAAGTGTCCATCAAGGACTCTGTGCATAAGCTGTTGACAGACCAAATCTACGCCTTGGGCTTGCAGTCGTTCTACGAGATCACCCAGACCAGCGTCCGCGGCAAAAACGGCACGGAGTTCTTCTTTATCGGCCTGAAGAACAACATCACCAACGTCAAATCGTTTGAGGGCGTGGACATTTGCTGGGTTGAGGAAGCGCAGACCGTGTCGCGCACCTCTTGGAACGTGCTGATCCCCACCATCCGTAAGGACGGGTCGGAAATCTGGATCACGTTCAACCCCGAGCTTGAGACCGATGACACGTTCCAGCGGTTCGTGGTCAGCCCGCCGACCAATGCCGTGGTGCAAAAGATCACATGGCGCGACAACCCGTGGTTCCCTCAGACGCTGCGGGAGGAGAAAGACAACCTCCAAATGCGCGACTTGGAGGCTTACAACACGGTCTGGGAAGGTTTGTGCCGCAAGACCGTGGACGGCGCTGTGTTCGCCCATGAGATGACGATGGCCGACTTGGAGCAACGGATCACCCGAGTGCCCTACGATCCCAACAAGCCCGTCCACGCGGTGTTTGACTTGGGTTGGGCCGACAACACGGCGATCTGGTTCGTCCAGTTCTTTGGCTTTGAGATTCGGTTGGTGCGCTACCTTGAGGACAGCCAGAAGACCATGTCCTACTACCTGGCGGAGCTTCAGAAGCTGGGTTACGTCTACGACACCATGTGGTTGCCCCATGACGCGGAGAACTCCACACTGGCCGCGGCGGGTCGATCCATTGCTGACATTGTGCGGGCGGCTGGCTATAAGGTGCAGATTCTGCCCCGAGTGCCCATCGCCGACTCGATCAACGCGGCCCGAACCATGTTTGGCAAGTGCTACTTTGACCGCGAGAACTGTTATCAAGGGCTTCAATGCTTGCGGCATTATCGGTATGATGTAGACCCAGACACAAAGCAGTTCTCCAAATCGCCGCTCCACGACATTTATTCACACGGCGCGGATGCGTTTCGCTACATTGGTCTGGTGGTCAATGAGCCACGCAAATCAGTGGCGAAGCGCGGGAACTATCAGGCAGCCGGTTCATGGATGGGGTAAATATGAGCAACGACCAGCGCATTCAAGATGCACAGAAATTCCTGCGATTCTCCAACGACGCAGATTCGTACAACCGCCAAGAGGCAATGGACGATCTCAAGTTTTCGTCCGGTGACCAGTGGCCGGTTGAGGTGCAGAACTCGCGCAACCTTGAGGCTCGGCCCTGCCTGACCATCAACAAGCTCGATGGTTTCATCCGCCAGGTCTGCAACCAGCAGCGCCAAGCCCGCCCCCGCATGAAGGCCCATTCGATGAACTCGGCGGCCAACGCCAAGGTCGCGGACATCCTCACCGGCATCTTTAAGCACATCGAGGTCAACTCAGACGCAGACACGGCCTACGACACGGCCTTTGAGTTTGCTGTGCGTATGGGCTGGGGCTACTGGCGCGTGGTCACCGACTACGTGCGGGAAGACTCATTCGATCAAGAAATCTACATCAAGCCCATCGCCAACCCGTTCACGGTCTACTTTGACCCTAACTCGCAAATGCCTGACGGATCGGACGCTGAAAGCTGCCTGATCACCGAGGTGATGAGCAAAAAGGACTTCCGCGCTCAGTACCCCAACGCCGACGATGGCGGCAACTTCAATGGCCGCGGCACTGGCGATTCTGACGCCGACTGGGTCATGAAGGAAGACATCCGCGTGGCCGAATGGTGGTACACGGATCGCGTCAAGACCAAGCTGTTGATGCTGTCTGACGGCACACAGGTCTACAAAGACGAAGCCCCCAGCGCCGAAGTCATGGCCGCCGCGGGCGTTTACGTTGTTGCCGAGCGTGACACCGTCCGCAAGGTGATCAAGTGGTGCAAGCTGACCGGTCTGGAAGTGCTGGAAGAATCGACGTGGATGGGCAAATACATTCCCATCGTGCCCGTCTACGGCCAGCAGATCACCATTGACGACAAGCGCAAGAAATACGGCCTTGTCCGCATGGCGAAAGACCCACAGCGAATGTATAACTACTGGCGCACGGCTCTGACCGAGTCGGTTGCGCTGGCGCCAAAGGCCAAGTGGCTGCTGGCAGAGGGCCAAGACGAGGGCCACGAAAACGAGTGGGCACAGGCCAACATCAAGGCCGCGCCTGTTCTGCGTTACAAGCAAAAGGACATCGAGGGCCAGCCGGCTCCCGCTCCAACCCGCTTGCAACCCGAGCCACCTCCAGCCGGTATTGTTGAGGCCACCAGCGCCATCAACAACGACCTGCAAACCGTTGTGGGCATCTTTGATGCCAACCAGTTCTCTCAGGGCAATCAATCTGGCAAGGCCATCCGCGGCCAGCAGATGCAGATTGACATGACGAACTACCACTACTACGACAACCTGACCCGTTCGTTGAAGCAGACTGGCCGCATCATCTTGGACTTGATCCCCAAGATTTACGACAAAGAGCGCGTCATGCGGATCATCGGTTACGACAACCGCCCAGAGATGGTGACGATCAACCAGCGCACCGTTGACGAGTCTGGCGCCGAGAAAATCCTCAACGACGTGACCGTCGGCGAGTACGACGTTTACATGGACACAGGCCCAGGCTACCAGTCGAAGCGCCAAGAGGCTGTCGAG